TGTCTACGGTTTAACTTGTAGTTAGGATATAATTTACGTCTAACGGCTGAGTTGTCGTCACCGTCCCAAAAGACAATAATTTTGTCGTAGTTGTGTTCATCAATTTGTTTTCTGAGGGTATTGATAAAATGAAAGACACCCCCGATATGGTTTCCTTCCACGAAGAGGTCTCTGACCCCATGGAATCCGATTTTAAATAGGTTATCACCATCTACTAAGAGTGTCTTCACAATTTATTGTTTATACTGTTTCACTTTCTTTTTCCTCAAACAAGCTGAAATCTCCATCAGCCCCGATAATCTCTTTCCAATACTCAGCATTTTCTTTCTTGTATTGTTCAATAGATACTTTCTCTTCAGCAGCATCTTTTCCTGCCAAGAATCCGTGTGGTGTTACGATGATTTTTCCATCTTCATAACCCAAACCATTGATGTGGTTTTTCATGACAGAAACTTTTGTACGGATTGCAAATTTAACAGTTCGTTTGTCTTTTGTTGCAGAAATTTTGTTTGTTCCTGCACCTTTTTGATTACCAAATAAGAATACCAAAGACGAATTTAACCAAATGGCTTCACCACCCTTTGCTTTAATCTTTGGTTGTCCAAATGGATTGTCAGGAAGTTCAACCCAAGGCTGATTAACAATCACCAATGTGTTTTCATATTTTGAATCAGATTTACGAGAACCTGAAATACGTTGGTTAATACCCATTCCAATCTTGTCGGCAAGAACCGCAGCATTGTGTTGTTTACCACCTTTACCATCAAAGGTCATCTTACAAGGAACTGAACCTACTGAATCCCAAAGGAACAATAAATCATATTCCAATTCACCTTTTTCTTGAGCGTCCAACAAACTATTAATATAATCTGTAATTTGTTCAATATAAGAGAAGTTGTTGTTGAAGATGAAAAATCCATCCCAATCCAATTCACCTGTTTCGGGGTCAACCACTTCATCACAATCAAAACCCATAAGTCTTGCGTGTTCAAAACTCCACTTCTGTTCGGTGATAATGAACACGGGAAGAATATTCTGTTTCTGAGCTGATACGGCCGCTTTTACGAGACCCGTTGTCTTACCTGTATCAGAGTGACCCAAGAACATGTTCAAGTGTCCTATGGCGGGTCCTGGTAGTCCTACAGCGTCCAAGAAATCTTTACCCAAGTCAAAGTATCTTTGTGGTTTATACTTCGCCGAAGTTGAGAATTTCTTCTTTACTGAATTAAAATCGTTTTTCTTGATTGCCATATGTGTTGTAAATTAATCATGTATGGTACCGTACATGATACCATACATGATGTTTTGTTTTATTAGAACGGTAAGTCCTCAGCAGGTTCGTCAAATAATTGTGGGTCTGCAGGAGCCGCGGGTGCTGATTTAGAACCACCCATCATCATATCTCCTGAATCACTGTACAAGTATTTACCTGTTTCACTATCCCAACGAGGTTCTTCACCACGAGAGATTGCTTCCAAATATTCTACAGGTTTCTTAGAGTAAACATCATTCCATGTCAACTCATCTTTCAACCACTCTTCCATAACATTAGCAGTCTCATGAAGAGGTGCTGGGTCATCATGCATAATAGTTTGGATTGTTGTGTAATCTTTTCCACCAGGAGTTTTAGATTTAACCAACTGTACAATAAGGTCTCTACCTTTTTGTGAATCAGTTACATCACCTTTCTGTCTCCAAATTGGAATGATTTTGTCAAGAATACCATCATTCTTGTAATTGTGTTTGAAACGCCAAAACTTTACACCCTCGTCTTCAGCATCACGGTCAATAACCTTTACGATGTAAAATTTACGAGATTTGTATTGTTTAGCCAATTCTTTGTCTGACTCTTTGCCGGTAGACATCAACTCATCGTGAACCTCATTCAAAGGTGAACGTTCATTGTCATTTTTACCTGGGTCATAGAATTTTTGCCATTTACCACCCACTTGTAATTCATGGTACCAAACCTCTTTGAAAGGTGAAGAACCATCGGGTGTAGGAAGGATACGTACTCTACGTTGTCCTTGAGATTGCCCTTGTGGAAGAATACAAGCAAAATACTTTTTCATTCTTTCCTCTTGGGACATTCGGTTAGAGTCTCCGAAAGACTGTGTGTTTTTTTCGTACTGTGAAAGTACTGCGTCAAGTGAACTCATCATGTTTTTTGTTTAATTAGATTGTTTGTTTATAAATTATAGTTGTTATTTTTCTGTTCGTCAAATTATTTCGCCAAATAAAAAAGGGCCACAACGTGACCCTTTCAATATAGTAAAAAGTTGTTAAAAATCAATACATTTTAAAGGATGTTCCTGTTGGTTCTGCACCATAATTATCAAATGATTTTTTAATATCTGTAGGTACAATATCTTCAACCTCATCTGAAGTTAACACATATTCATTCTTTCCCGATTTTTCCAAATCATCTTGTTTGTCATCAAAAAAATCAGAAAGTTTTTGATTGAATGGTCCACTATCAAGACTTCTCAAGTTTAATTTTTCTTGAGGTGTTTTTGGTCTGTACTGTTCAATCTTTTCTTCCATAGAGTTTAACTTATTGAAAACATCATCCATAGCATTTAACTTGGTTTGTAATCCTTCAATTTGTTTAAACATCATATCAAAATATTCTTGTTGTTTAGTTTCTACATTTTTTTGTGAATTAACTAAATCAGTAATATCTAATTCTTCAGAACCACTGTCACTTTCTTCACTCTTACCACTACCATCAATTTTTTCAACTTCAGTATCAGTTGTTGTATCAATGACTTCAGGTGCCGCTGGTGCCGCTGCTAATGTCGGGTCTCCGCCAGGTGCTGCCGCAGGAGCCGCTGCAGGGTCTACAGGAGCCGCAGGGTCTTCAGGTGGTGGGGGTAAATCACCCAAGGCATCTTGTTCTACAATATACTTATTAATAGAATTGTGTCTTTTAATCTCTTCAATAATTTTTTTATCAATTGCCATTTTTTTAACCATTTAATAATTGTTTAACACCTTGTGGTGTTTCAACTTGGACTCTTTTATTTGTTCTCATTGTGTTATCAACTCTTTCAATAAGACCGTCTCTGTCTCTAACTGTATAGCAATTACCAGTATCTAAATCACATACTTCGGTAAATCCATTTCCGGCATTTTTTTCTGTATATCTTGTGTTTTTACCAAGATAATTGTCTAAATGTTGTTTAATATTCATAACTATAGTTTCTTAATAAATATCATTTAAAGTTAACAAGTTTATATTTAGATAATAATTCAACTACATTTTCAGCCGATGTTCTAAAAGTATCCGCCATGTTTTTATTTGACTTAAGCCACTGAGTGTATTGGTCATCTGTTTGGAATCTTTTTTGTGGCCAATATTTAATCCACACTGTATACATATTTTCAACATAACTTTCTTTAGTATCCCAAACTAATGAACCGGTATTTCCAGTTGTAAATAATGGTGCAAATAACAAACTTTTAGATAAAACTTGTTCATTAAGATAATAGTCATTAATAAATTTAACTGAATTTGTAAATGACTCACCGGATGTACCCGTTGTAAATACAGCACTTGGTTGGGCATATCCATTTTGGTTAGTTTTACAACCAAATTGTTTTTGGAAATATTTTTCTCTTCCTCCATAACTAATTTGTTGTGGAAAACTACCACCACCTAATATTGTATTACCTAAATCATGATTGTATGTGTAGACGGAATTGTCATCATGACCATTAACATATGCGGTATATAAAACCATCGCTCTTGCCGGACCTAAAGTAACATTATCTCTAATTATTTTTGCCAAATCAGCAAATGATATTGATTGTTGTGTATTTTCAATTCCAAGAAATTTTTGATATTTAGGATTTGTTGATAACATATCTGCTTGACATTGTGATTGAAATGCTGACGAATATATAACATTAGTCTGAACACTATTACCAATAGTAATAACATTTACTGTTGGTTGTGTTGAGGCGACTTCAGTTTCTTTTTGTCTTTTTAATATCTGAACTAATTGTCCCAATAAATTAGCATTAATTGAAACCAATTGTTTTGTTATTAATGGTAATGAATAAATTGGCATCCTAACACCACTAAAAAATGTTTTAAAGTCACCGGCACTAATCGTATGTTCAACAGATTGAATCATATAGGGTCCTCTAAACATTGGTACATTCCTTAAGTTAAAATACATTGTAGGTTGAATCATCATATTTCCCATTGATTCTACCCTACATTCATAACTTCTATTTTTATATAAATTATATAAACTAACGTTTTGAGTATTTGTTCTTCTACCACCAGCTTGGTTACTCATATCACTAATAACTCTGTTAGCTTCTGTTGTTGCAGCAGCATTATTTTGGTCAAGTTGAATGCTATAAAAAACACTTTGGTTTCTAATTCCAAAATCAACATTAAATCCAACAACTTTATTTGATTGTGCCCAATCTGTTTTTGTACTTTTTAGTTCTGAAATCAATGGATTATCTGAGTTCCTTGATAAATCAAAGGCATCTGTTCTCCATCTGTAATCAGCATTTTCTCTCATATCTAAATGCTCACTTGGTTTTCCGGCATAATAACATACAAATTTTGGTTGTGACTCTCGGTAATCAACATCTAAAAAAGTACCAAATAACGAGTTTGCTAAGTCATTAGCCCTTTCTTCCTTAGGCTTAACACCTTGAGTAACTTCTCCCGCACCCCAAAAATTCATATATGCCGGTAATGGCATCATTTGAAATTGATTATCCGCAATAATCCTACTTACAAAATCAATAATCCTTGCATCAAGTGATGTTGTTCCCGAAAAGAAATCTTTTAATTTAAAAACATCAACCAATACTTTATCACCAATATCCCTATTCGCCCTATCTAAGAACATAACATCTTGATATAATGTTTTATCTTTAAATTCACTTCCAGCAATCCACTTATCGTTAAATGATTTAAATGCTTCATAAAGTTCTACTTTAGGTTGCATACCGTCAATAGCGGATAATATTGGTTTTTCAGTTGTTTCTACATAATCAGGTAATTCTTTTCTCAATACAAACATTAATTCACCCAAAACATAATTTAGATACTCATCATTATTTGTGTAAAAATCATTTATTGCTGTTATAAAATCCGTCTTTGTGTATATACCATTATTTAATGATTTTTGAGTACCAAAAATTTTGATAAGTGGTGCAAAGTTTTTAACATTTCCTTCAGTAAACTCAACATTTAATGTTGGGAAAAAGTCAGTATAATAACTTCCTGAATTTGAATACGTTAATCCTGTTGTTGTTGCAAATCCTACATATGTTTCCATTGCAATCCAAGCGTTTGGATATGCGGCTTTTGACTGTAATAAAGTTATTTGTGTTGCGGCTCCGTTTGTAACAGGAACACTATTTTGAACATATGCGTTATATGGATAAGGGTCAACAACTTTATTGTAGTTTGTTGTATTCAAAGTTGTAAATGTACCAAAGACACGTCTATTAAAATTACTTGGGTTTCCGTATTTAAAAACAACATCATAATTTACAAAAGATTGTATTACCGTATTGGCTTGTGTTAATTGAGCATTTCCACAATCAACAACATAATTATCCAAAGTACTTGTTAATGTGATTGTTGGAACTAACAACATTTGTGACATTAATCCTTGGAAGTTTCTATTGGCATAACTTGAGTCTGATAAATCTTCAGATGTTAAATCCGTAAATGATTTACAAAAATTTAAAAATTCAGTTTCAAATGAATCTAAAATTTCTGTTTTAAACGTTCCAAAAACATCATCAATTTTAGAATAAGTCTGACCAAATTTAACCACATCCTGTATTTCTAAATTTGGATAAACTTCTTTCATGTATTCATTTGGTCCCGGTTTTGTAATACTTGATAATTCAAAGTATCCAAAATTAGGTGCCGCCCAAAATGGTCTAACAGAACCATTAAATACCGCTTTATTATTTTGAACTTCTTGTGTTTGTATTAATCCTGTTATTGTTTCCGTAAAACATTCACCAATAACTTGGTTGTATATGGTACCAAAACTTGGCATCAACAAAGTCTTATATTGTTGGTTTGATTTAAATTTTGGTGAATTTTGTGTTTCAAATGTGGTAAAGAAATTGTTAAACTTTAACACTTGATTTGGTGTTGAACTATATCCAGCTTGTGTTGATATTTGAGCGTTTGGTATTGCCCCAACAACTAATCCTTGACTAATTGCTGTTTGTATATCAGTATTTGTGTATCCCGTCAACAATTCTTGGCCAGTAACTAAAAAGTATGTGTCATTAATAATCTTTGGATAAAATCCAAGATTCATTTGTACTTGTGATAAAACTAATGGTGGTTGTGATATTGTGTCTTGAGCAACAATATTATAATTTTCATTGGTTGATGTAAATGTATATTGTTTCTGTAATGACGAACCATCGGGGTCATAAAGATTTGCAACATTCACATTTTTCCAAACAGAATCTAAAATGTCTACATTTGTTTCAACATATGTTTTGTAACGGTGCCAAATAGAACCATATTTTATAATCCAAGCATATGGTAATTTATGTACACCACCAAATTTTGTTAGAGTGGTAAAAATATAATCTAAATCAGTAAAACCTTCTGTTGTAATGTTTTTATATTTTTCTCTTAATGTCGCAAGTGGTAATGAATTTAAAAACAAATATGCCGGTAAAACATATGGGGTTGTATTTGTATTATTTCTATCTTTATCAACACCATCTTGTAATGCGTTAATAAAGAAAGGTGTATTTAACATTGATGTTGTTTGGAATGCATCAACATTTCCTGTTTTAGCTTGGTAATTTATTGGTCCTTCGGTTACCAAGAAACTATTATTTAAACGTCTTTCTTTATAAAATTGATTAAAGGCCGCTAAAGTTCCTGTTGGTGCTACACCTGTAAGATTTCCCGACCCACCAACGGATAATATTGGTTTGGGTGTTGTTAATGTTTTAATGAAACAATTATTAACAAAAGGTCTATTGTTATTTAAACTATCAGCACTTTCATAATTGGTAATATATCTCTGAGTATCATTTAAAAACAAACTTTTTGTTGTATCAAAAACATTACCTTTTGATGTTTTTACACCGGCCAAGTTTTCATTTTGCCAATCAGTAATAACAAATGGATAAACATCCATTATGTTTGTTTGTGTTGACAATGTTGATTTAATATAATTTGATATGTTTGTTAATGATTGAATATTTTTATTCGTGGTTGGTTTTGATTTAATAAACGAACTATTTAAAATTGCGTAATCATTTTCCGTAATTGCTCTTAAATACTCAGAAGTAAATTCACCTCTAGTAAATTGTTGCCAACTAAGCCCAGTTCCGTCATTTGAAATACTTTTAAGAGCTAACGGGAAACCTTGTGGTGTAAAAGCAAAGTTTTTTAATATTTTTGTTAAACTTGGACTTGTAGAAGCAAGTGCTGTTCTTATGTTGGAAACCTCTAAATCGGATAATGTATTATATACTGATAATTGTTTTGCTCCTGATGTAGACAATCTATCCCAATATGATGCCAATAAGACTCTCTCATAAATTTCATAAATAAATTTAACACTATCATAATCACTATACGGTATGTTTGTTGTGGGGAATTCAATACCGTTTACAGTAATTCTACTTATAACATTGGCTTCGTTATTACTACCATTTGGGCCCATATTAATACTAGCTCTTTGAGCTAATCCTTTCATATATTCTTCAACAAATTGAACTTCAGGCCAAACCTTATAATCATTCGCTCTTGTTTTTGATATTTCTGACGGGTCACCTGGGTATCTTAATTCAAACCTTTCACCATCAGGATTGTTTGTTTCAACAAAATATTGTGGCCAAGGATATACTGGAATATCTTTTAAAGCGTTTTGGTCCGTTTGTTGTACTAAATCTTTACTATCAGTACTAACGGAAGATTTTGTATTATCAAACACCGCATTTTTTCTAATTGGGTTTAACCTCTGACTCCAAGCTTGACTATGTACATCATCCATTAATCTATAAAACGCTTCAACGGACGCAAATATCATTGCCATGATATTTCTCATTGTTGGTTTAAATCCTAAACCATCATTACCTTCAATTTTTTTAGATAAAAACTCATTTAACGCAAGAACAATTTTTTCTTTTTGTTGGGACAAATCTTCAAATGTTTTATCTAAGATGTCTGAAAAGTTACCAGGTCCGTCAAATACAAAATTATAGGTTGGTGGAATAAAACTATTTCCAGTATCATTAGAAAATGTTCTAAAGAATATTGATTCCGATGCTGTTAAACCTGAAATTTCAGCTGTACTAAGTGCTTCTCTTTTATATCTAATTTTAAATGTTTCCGCCCAGTTAATATCATTTTCACTTATACTTTTTCTAACAGAGTCCGAACCAACTAAATTAGAACTATCGTTAGTCACATCACCCATGACTTTATTAGAACCAACTAATCCAACTACTTCTCTAACAGAAAAACCTGTTTGGAGAGATGTTTGTAGTGCAGATGGTATTATTGTTGGTTGTATAGTTAAATTGTTAATTTTAGTAACTTTTGATGTTTGTTTTTTACCATCAATTGTAAATGTTCCCGGGTCACTTAATGTTTTATTTTTAGCCAAATCAACTTTATATCCATCAACTAATTGTTTTAGTTGTGAATACGCATTAACTTGTAATTGTAAATTAGCTCTAGTGTTATTATTGTAAATGTAAGTAAGTACACCATTTTTACCACCAACAACACTAGGGTCTAACACAAAAATTTTTTCTTGGTCAAGATATTTCTTAGACCAACTAGTATCATCAGTTGATAACACACTATCTCTTAAACTTGTTAATAATTTAAAATATGTATCACAATCAGAAAGTGGTGTAAAATCCGTTTGTCCAAAACTTTGTTGTAAATTTTTTTCTAACGCCTCTAATCTAGCTTTTAATTCGGGAAATGAAAGTTCTGGAAGATTTGGTGAAATTAAACCTAATGCTTTATATCTTTTGTAAACATCTCTAATGGTTTGACCACCTTTTGTTACCCTTACTGAAGATGTTGTAACATCAGGGTTTCCATTAGATGTTTGAGCCGCGTTTACACCAGGAGAATTTGGTGCGGTATTGTTAATTCTATAATCCGTTGTATACATAAACGGTACGGCAAACAAAGCACCAACTTGTGTTTCCGCTAAAATTGTATATTTGTAAGAATAAAATTTTAAACTAATTCTATAGTTTCCAGTATTACCTTCAAACGCCGCAGAAAAATTAGTTAAAATAAGTTGATATCTAATTGCTTTACCATAATACCCTTTTAATGTTAAATAAAATGTTGGATACGGTAAGTTAAAGAAGCAGGCATATTCTGAGTTTTCACCTTTTTCAAATAATGCTCTTCCTTGAACATCAATTAACACAACTTCAACTGTTGGTGTTAAACTTCTTGTGTTTTTAATTCTTATACTTTCAATACCTAATAAACCAGTATCTTCACTGTTAATTGTGTTTTGTTTAATATAAAAATCGTCACTTTTGTTTTGTTGTTGTACATTGGTTTTACTTGGTTGGTTTGTACCTTTACCATCAACAGTGTTTAAACCAGTAATTTCATTTAGATAATTGTTATTCAGTGTTGTTTTTCCACCAGGTCTTAAAAAGTTAATTGATGCGATTGGTGTTGTTTGTACTGCATCTGTAAGAGCGGAACCAACGGCTAATTTTGTTCTTGGTAACATTTTTGCTTCCAAGTTGGCATACATAACAAGGTCTTCATGATGTATTGGTCTATCCATTGGTTGACCAAGACTATTCTCAACCTTATTTGGGTCAATTAAAAATATATTATCATAATCGGATTCAATGTAGATATTGTCCGTTGTACCAAAATTATCTGCCATAATAGAAGAAATAGTTGTCTAAACCATTTTTATAGTCTTGTAATGAAGATATGAGTGGATATGGAATTGTCAATATAGCATTATTTGGAATATTCCATTCTAATCCACCATATTCAGGATTGCCTTGTAATATTAACCAACCAAAAAAAGGTGTTCCATAATATTGTTGGGATACTTTGTCTAACCTACTAAATCCAGTTCTGTAGATATATCTTTGGTCAGATGATTTTGACTGTAGTGGAATAAATGGAACCACAGTTTGTTCACCATTAATTGAAAATTGTTGATATCGGTTGTAATAAGCATCCATTAATTAAATTTTTTCTTGAAGTTATATGGGTTTATGCTTGAACTATCGTTTTTATTTGCGTAAAGATTTTGTAATTGTTTTTTAAGGTCTTCAGATGCTGCGCTATCTTCACTAAAATCAACAACTCTTTTTTGTGTTGTACCAAATGGTGGTGTATAATCAACATAATTTTTACCAGTGGTGTTTGTTTGGAATGTTGTCATTAAAGCAAGACCTGTTTGATTTAATTTTGGCCATTGTACATATAATGAATTTGGACCTGAAAAATAATATGATTCAACTGCGAATTTGGTATAAACGTCTAACCCTTCTTGTAGTGCGTTTAAGAAATTATCTTTTGCTGATTCAATTGTTATGGCTCTTGACATTAATAAATATTCTCTTGTTTTTTCTGGTGTTGATAAAAATTCATATCCTGTTGGTGGTGTAAAAACGCCAGGTTCATTTGGTTTATAGGAACTAGTTACATATAATTGTGCTGCGGTTAAATCAGTTAAAAATTGATTGTTATTAGTTGCTATAGAAGTATAATCATTTCTAAGGGATGTTAAAGTATCTATTGGAGTTCCATTAACAGTTTCTGTTTGACCCGTTGTTATATAAATAATTGCAATATTTTTATCATTTAATTTACCGTCATGTCCTGTTGTAGTTCCACTAGCAACAAAATTCATTCTATCAACATTATAAACATAATCTTGTTGTAGTTCTGTTAAAGTATTTACATCAGAGGTAATTGTATTTAAAAAACTACTTCTGTAAGTTTTAACAAAATTTGAATAGTTTTTCTTGAACAATCTTTTTTGAGCCGTTGTAATTACAGATTTTGTAAATTCACCTGATGTGAATATTGGTAAGTTATCATCGTCAACATCTTTTAACAATGCTTTAAATGCTTCGTCAACATATTTTTGAGTATTAATTGGTTTACCATAAATTAAAGTAGTTGTTGATGTTGCGGAATTAAATGAACCCGTGTTATATCCTTGATTATCACCACCATAATTTAATATTGCCAACATACCATAATTATAGTTTAATAAAGCACTATTCATGGTATTCATAACACCATTATAATACGCTTTAGTTTTATCAACAAATTTGTTGGTAAATGTTGCATATTCAATAGTTCCTGTTTGTCCACTATCCGTTAAACCCGTAAATGTTGAAACACCAATAGTATTTCCACCATCATTTGTTTTATCATTTTGAATGTTGGCGACACCAACAGTTGGTGGATTTTGAGTTAACGCTTGGATAATTTGTTTATCAAGTTTACTTGTATCTTCAGTTGCTTCGGCTCTTTCATCATACATCTCAGTATTAGCATAATAGTTGAATGATAATGCGTTTTGTAATGTATCAATTGGTGCCGCCAATCCTGAACCTCCAACAAAATTAAAACTTAAATTGACATCAACAATCATAGGTTGGAAACCAATACCTTCAGGGTTCATATCAAATGTTTTATCATATGTAAAACTTAAAGATGTTGGAACAATTTTAGTGTTATAAAAATCTCCAATACGTAATACCATGATTGGTGGTGCTCCAAACGATGTGTTTAACGCATCATTATAAAGTTTTTCACCATTGGTACCAATTGTTGGGATTGTTTCACCAGGTCTCATACATTGTTGTAGGAAAGTTAAACGTGAGTTAAGTCCCTCAGGCGTTGTTGAGTGAAATGCTGGTTGGAAATATTTAATTTTTTCTTTAATTGAATCATAAATAAATGGATTTTCAGCCTTTAAAACTTCAAAATAATCACACTCATTTAACAAATATCTTAATAATTTTTTGGAAGCTCCTTTATATAAATCTTTTTGTGGTTGTTGATTTACAACAGTATTAGTTTGACCTGGTTTTTGTCCTGTGTTTGGTTTTCCAGCGGCGTTGTTTGCTGCACTATTTTCAGCGGCTGTTGAGCTTGGTTCTGAGTTCTTTTCAATTGGTTTAATTTCAACATTTTTTAATAATACTGCTCTACAAGCCATTGCTCTTGTTGTATACTTTTCATTATTAAGAGCTTCGTCTTTACAATCGTAAGTACTGTAACTTTGTTTACCTCTTGGGGTTACACTTGCAACTTCACCTTTTGCAATAGTATTGAATACTAATGTTGAACCAATAAATTGACCTAACGAATTATTATTCGCACCAAAACTATAAGTTTTAAAGAATTCAACTACAGATTCACCTCTTCTAACAGACAACTTATCGTTATAATCAATAGATGACGATGGTGATGCACTTGCCTCCAAAGTAACTAAAATACTAGAAGCTTGTTTTTGACTCAAAATATTATACATTTTTTGAGCCATTTCTTTTAATCTTGTATAGTTTTCTTCAATAACACCATCAAAAAATTGGGTTGTAACCTGTTTGTCTTTTGAGTTGTTATTATATACTTGTTTATTAGACGCTGATGTATAGTTAGCGTATGTTGTTTGAAAAGCCACTGATGTTGGGCTTGGTATATCATTATCAAAATAAAACCCAAAACCATTATATTCGTTTAATGTTGGGTTTCCTGTAGCATCATCTGTTGTTCCCCCATCCTGTAATGAGTTTGTGGCTACGGAATTGGTTGCTTTTGAAGCATCAACAATATCTGTATTTGTTGCGTTTGGATTAGTAATTATTTCTTGCCAAGCCTGTAAATCAGTTAATGGAACTGTGTTATAAATTTTAGCAAGTTCATATAAATCATATTTTTTACAACCAGCAAAAAACGAATCAACAATAGAATCTACTTTTTGTCTATCACCTTCATTTGCTAACACCTTATTAACAATAAGATTTAGAATTGACGGATGGTCAACAATCATCTTCCATTTCAATGTACCACTACGAGAAGTGTTTTTATAGGTATAAATTGGTTCGGGTCTACCCAAGAAGGTAGTCTCGTTAAATGATGGTCTTGTATCCTCAGTAAATGATAAATCATATGGTGGAAACCACATTACTCTACCACCATTAGGTCCTTTTTCACAAGCGGGTAAATCATCAACTCTATATCCCGCTCTATATCCTGTTCTCCAAGCCAAGTTTTCAATTGAGAACATGTATTTTTTAACTTTACCATTAACAACACTATCTCCACCTTTTTCAGGTGCGATATTAATGTTGAAAGTAGAGTCCATTACGGAGTATGAAAACTTACGAATATTTCCGTCTTTCTTTTGTAAGTTGTTAAAAGTATAATATGGTGTGTCTTTAGTAAAAACACGACAATATTCAATACCCACATTGGCTTGTCCATCAGAATATCTAACAATCTGAGAACCTTTTGTAATTTCTTTATAACCATCAAAGAAAACTTTTGATGTTTGACTAATTGCGTTACCTACGTGTCCAAATCTGGCTCCTGAATTTGGTTGTGAATCAATTAATCTTTGAGTATCATCTAAAATTGAACCTGGTTTGAATTCATAGTTTACTGATTCAGTTGCTGTAAATTGATTTGATATTGATGGATATGCCGGGTCTT